TCATTTTTTCTTGAAAGTTGCGAGATTAGCTATTGCGTTTGCGGTATCTGTCATTTCTTCTTAGCTTCTTGTCTCTTGTGTTAATGTATTCAAGTTATATTTTTTTATATAATCTAACAAAAATGTGTTAAGTGGGTCGTGCTCTCCTGGCAAAGGGTGCCTAACATCAAACCCAAGATTTATGTCTTCCGGATTAAATTTAATTCCTTGTTCGTGCTGCCAATTTATTGCCTTCCATTTAAGTCCATCAATAATATTAACATAATTTTTTAATTTTATAAATTTTTCTTTGCTTAATAAATTGTTATATATATTGTCAACTTGTCGAAATATTAAAATCTGGTGTCCCCTACTTTTCAAGTCACCAACCATACTCAATAGTTGATACATTAAATTTTCAAGTTGATCTTCGTTTCCTGATAATTCTGTTTTTAATTTAAGATCAATAACAGTTTTTACATCTGCTGCATTCCACCAATCAACATATCTATGGTTTGGATTTATTGTATTTTGAAAACTTAACCATCTTCCTTCAAACGCATCTTGCTCGCGATTTATTGGCAGTTCTATACGCCCTAAAAATGTTACTCCGATAATATATAAAGTTTTTTCTGTGGTACAGTAAGAATCTTTTAATGTAGTTCTTATAATGCGGTTATTGCAACTGCCTGGCACCGCCAGTGATGTTGTATTACTAATATTTAATTTATTAGCTAAATCAATATGGCCGTCGCCTCTTGCGTAGGCCTCCATATAACTACATCCATTAACTACTAATCTCGATATCATTTTTTCTTGGCTTCTTGTCCTGCGGCTTTTAAGTATTCGTCTACGTCTTTTTTAGTATTGAGCTGAGCCATAAGTTCAAGCTCGTCGTCTTTGAGATGCGGAAACAATTCAGCCAGTTGTTTTTTAATGCTGCCGGCGCCAGGTTCTTTTTTCTTGGGAGCGATCCAGGAATGACGTTGTGTGCCCATGCCAGGACTGACTGTGGTGGCACATAACCATTGCAGTTTTGGATGTCGATTGATGGTAAAAAAATGTTTGTTGAGTCGCTCATTGGTTGCTATGAGATAAAACTCTTGCAGGTCTCTGCCGCCTTGTACACTTGATCCATAGCGGATCATAAGGAAGTTGCTGAACTTTTTGCGTTCGTCGGCAGTGAGGCCATCGTAAAAAGTTCGATCCTTGCGGTCAAACACAGCCATTTCATTATTAATGCTTAATTTATCCATGTTCTTTTGCTATTAACTGTTGAAGATGATTATAGTTGTATTGTACTATCTCGTTGGCTAAATTGCGATCATATCCATGCTCGATGATATGATTTATTACTAATTTAATTTGATCCCAGCGTCCAGGAAATTCGTAACAATCATAATCTTCTGACCAAAGTTGGTCAAATGTTTTGAATCCTAATTGCTTTAAATTGTGTAAAAAGTTTATGGGCCCATTTACTAAAATTGGGCGACATCCAACAATTGGTCTCACTGTTTTTTCTGTAGGGAAAAAACTTTGCCCATATAAAAACGTTTCAGATACTAACTCAATTTCAAATTGATCATAAAATTGTAGTAAACTATAGTTAGTGTTGATTCCTGCAGGATTATACTGATTTTCAACTTGTTGATTGTCAATTGACCCGATAGCTTGTACATCGATATCCCACCAATCCTTAGGTCGGTGTTTGCTATCCATAATACTCATTAAAAAATTTTGTTTACAAGTTGTTAAAATATCTTTGGCTATTGTATTTCTATCGGACGTATATTTTCCTACAAAAAAACCAAATAGTTTTTCAGTTCGTGCAAGTTGTCTTGATGGACGAAGATATTTACTAACAAATTTGTTTAGAAAAAAATGTGGTGTTTTTTGTTGGTATAAAAACTGATAATTTGTTTTTTCATAACAATTGGGACTATTAATTTTTACTGTGCTTGGCAATCTTCCAGTGTCGACTACCCATTGATCTATTACTTGTAAAACTCCAAACGATTTTAAACTGAATCCTTCGTGGTCAGTAAAAATTATTACAGGTTCTGTGCAAGGAATTGAATATAATTTGTTAATTACTTCTACAGAATTTGCCCATCCCTCGTTTTGAAGCACAATTTTAACTTCGGTCATTTACCAGGCCTTGTTGTAGTCTAATATTTCGCAGTTCCTGCTGATGTCTTTGACAAAATACACACATTCGGGTTTGTCTCCAGCACCTGCCGGTACACACAGCATCTGACCGTTCTTGAGTTTGGGAGCATACCAGGTGACCTCTTGATAAACGTCAATGATCTCAATGTCTAAAAAACTGGGCCTAAAACTCGTGAGTGGATTGAACTGGAATGCTTTGAATCCTCGATCATTGATGGCTGTGAGTGGTAGGATTTCTAAATCGCCCAGGTCGGGTTCACCAATCAGGATCTGCCAATCCACTGGCATCCGGACTCGGTGTTCGCCTATGCGTAGCACCAAGGCTGGCGCTGTGAAACTTTCCAGGAAGATCAAGGGTATGTAATGATAATCAGGATCGGCTGGATTTGAATTATCCAAGATGGCAAATCGCATGTCGTCTACTTCTTCAGGTAGATGATCTAATTCAAATGGCTGGTTATCTAATGTTAATATACGCATGAATTTATTATAACAGATTTTGACACAAATGCAACCTTTACTTCCAGTCCAGTTTTTCCTGTGTGAAAGGATAGTTGGCTTCCCGGTAAAAGGTCTTGCGTTTGGTAAGATGACGTTTGGCAAATCTACAAGTCGATGTCACGTCCCAGATCTGTACATGGTCTTTGTCTTCGGCTTTTCTGATTCCTCGTCCAATGCTTTGAATAACCCGCACAAAGCTCTTTCCTGGTTCCACCAACACAAGGTTAAAAATCCTAGGTATATTGATACCCACTGCAGCCACACCATAGGTGGCCACAATGATCTTACCATCGGCCACAGCCACTTCATCATATTCATCTTGTCTCGCCTTTGCTTTGGTTGCGCCCGACACCATCACGGCACCGTCACCCAGCCGCTCTATGATGCCTTGTCCAGCGGCAATACGATCTACCAACACAAGAGTGTTGCCGGTCTCATTGACTTGCCGGATCAAATTGGCAATGGTATCTAGCCTGTGGGGTTCTTCCAACAAGTATTTTAGCTCGCTTTGATAATTGGTAAACTCAGCATGGTCCACCAACTGCACAATGTTCACATGACATTGTGCCAACACACCCTGGCTTTGTAATTCGCTGGCACTGAGCTTGCCGATCACTGGACCAAGACTACACTTCAAGGCTTGCGACTCATAAGGCTCTTTGGGTATGGTTCCTGTGAGTCCCCAGCGCAATGGAATACGACTCATGACTCCTGTAAGCAAGGTCTTCAAAGCGTCGGCCTTGGCCATGTGAACTTCGTCCACAATCACACACACCACATTTTCTAAAAACTCACCAATGGTAACATCACCCACTGAATTTTTTGTATTCTTCAGCAGAATATTTAGACTTTGCCAAGTGCAGATAGTGTGGGTGCGACCCCATTCTTTACGATCACCAAAATAAACACCCACATCCTGTTGCATGTTGACGTAGTCTTTTTCTGTTTGTGTTACCAAGCTCTTGTTGGGCACAATCACAATGGTGCGGCCATATGGTGCCACAGCGTTGCTGAGTGCAGCTGTGATCACTGTCTTGCCAGCACCGGTGGCAATCTCTTGTATGCATTGTGGATTCTCAAGAAAGTTGTTGATGATCTCAACTTGATAATCACGCAATTCCATTGGTTGGCCTTCTAGTGGATGACCTTTACCCCAGGCAATATGACTGAATGTCTGTTCAGTTACCTTTTCAAACTCAAACGTGGTAGAATAATCTCGCTGATCGTCCAAGTCAATGTCGTAATTGAACTTTTCCAAGATAGGAATGATCTCTGGCAGTAGATTTATATAGGTGCTACCGCCTAGCTGAAAATAACTAACCTTGCCGTCCCAACGGCCCAGTCTTACAGCCGGCAGGTATCTAGCACCAGGCACATCATACTTAAAGGCATTGACCAAAGCACGTCTAGCATCCAACTCAAGACCTTCTATCTTGATATTGACTTCGTCTTTAATTATAATTGTAGCTGTTCGCATAAGGATAGTATAGCATACTTAGTTTATCAAAGTCAAAAAAACAGGCACCGAAGTGCCTGTGTAAAATGGGCAGTGTTGCCACTGCCCAGGAGCTACCGATTAACTATTCTTCATACAAGTACTTGCAGCCAGGGCCTTCCAGTTGGTGTCTGACACCTTGGTCAAGTCCGCGATCTTAAGTGCCATACGCAAGCTCATCTCACGCAGGCGTTCCTTGTTCTCGTCCATGAAGTTCAGGATCTCTTCACCTTTTTCTGGGGTAAAGTCGTAGTCATTGAACAACTGTCCTTGACGGAAGATCTGCTTGATACGCAAAAACTTGTCACGCATGGTGTTGAGTGTGAGATCCAGGAAGTGGCAACGACTTTGCAATGCCTCCAAATGGTCTTTCATCTTCTTGCTCTGCAGATTGTCGAACTTCAAGTTGGTAATGAAAATACAGCCACCTTTGAAGTCAAAGCAGTCAGGCACACCTTCACGACGCAACATGGCCGAATCAGAGTTCCAGTAGATTCGGCGTTTCTTGCCTGAATCCAAGGCCGCCTTGAGAATGTTCAAGCTCAAGTCATCTTGGAACACTGAGTCACAGTCGTCGAACACCAGGACATTGTTGGGATCAGAATGTTTGTACAAGGTGCAGTAGAGACCAATAGGAGTCATGGCACCTTTGATCACTTCATACTTGATCTTGCGACCAGTGATGCGTTCAAACAGTCCTGACTTCTCCAGTTCATACTCTACACCGTAGCTCTTGCCTACTCCTGGAGGGCCCACAACGATCATGGCACGCACATCACCGGCAATGGTGGCACGGGTCATTTCTTGCAGAATTTCAAATCTCTGCCCGATACGATCCATGACTTCGTCGTCGGTCTCTACCGGAGCCTGA